CATCTCATCTTCGAACTTCTCATCTGTTCCAAGTTGTCCAAGCAGACGAATAGATTCAGCAAACTCTGGTGTTACCTTATCTGACACCATGCTAAGAACTTGTGCTTCACCAATATCACCTGCTGATAATGGAGACAGTAGGTTGTTGATTGCTTCACCGATTAAACCAAACTCTTCTGGTGATACAGAAGATGCCATGCCATTTAATCTTGTTATTCCATCTGCAATCGCATCGAAGTCAACATCACCAAGCATCTGAATACCTTTAGAGTCAAAGATACCAGTATTATCACCGAGTGCACTAAGAGTCAATCCAAGGTTTTCAATACCTTCTGGATTAAACTTTAGGTTGTTTAGTTTTTCGAGTCCTGCACCAAGATCATCAAATGCAACTCCCGATAGTATTTTCAAACCAATGGCATTACCCATACCAAGTTCTTTTACCAAGGATCCAATTGCATTACCTATAGAGTTAAAGACCTCTGGATCTAACTCAAGTTCATTTAGTTTCTGGAGACCTTCTGCCATCTCATCGAATGATCTCATGATAGCAACAATAGAAAGTGCTACGGCGGCAATACCCGCACCCGCAAACAGAATACCTTTACCCATACCCATAAAGATAGAACTGATACCACCACCAACACCTTCAAGTATGTCTTTAGCACCAGAACCAAGACCTTTACCCATATCACCAAGACCTTTCAGTGAACCACCAAGTCCACCTTTACCACCAGCGGCAGTATTCTTCTGTATTTGCTGAAGTACTTTTAATTGATTTTTTGCTTGTGTCTTACTTTCACGTTTGTTTTCAGCACCATCAAGTTTACCAGAGTTTAGGAAGTTTCCGTTTTCTTGTATGATAGTCTTACTGAAATTTTCGATTCCTGTTATAAGACCATCCATCTTTGTTATGATTTCGGTTAGTTGACCAGAGTAATCAGTAACAGTAATCTCACCATCTTCGTTTTTAACAATACCACTGAACGTATTGTTCAACACTCTACGTTCACTACTTGCAATATTATTCTCCATTTGACTCTGTCTACGAGCATTCATGGATTCTTCTTTGATAGTGTCCTTCACAGTCTTGAAAGAGTTCTTACCATTTCTTCCAAGATCACCTTCACGGCGTAACCTTTCGACTACCTCTGCGAAATACTGTCTTTGATTGTCATCTGCCATAGTGTTACCTATTGTTTATTTTCTTTAATCGTTCGTTCTCTTCCTTTACATAATCAACTAACATGCTAACATAAATTTCCCTTTCCCAAGGTATCATCATTTCTATATCACTCAAACTATAGTTATGATGTTGCATTAACGAAAAATTGGTCTTATAATGATTGACCAAATTGTCATGGGAAAGGTTTACACTAAAAAATCTTTCATTCCCGAAAGAGTAAGGGTATTGTGGTGACCACATTTAGTGCAGTCAAACTCCACTTCCTTTTCCAGTTTAGGGATACGTCTTAGGAAGTTACCCAACAAGTTAAACTTATCTGTCGGTAGTTCCATGATGAAATCCATAATCTCAGCAGGTTGTAAATCTTTCTTATCAAACCTTTCTTCTTCTGTTAAGATTGCTTGAATTGATGATGCAACCATATGGATACCATCTTCAATTGTTTCACCTGTTGTTTCCACATCAAGTATATCACCAAATGAGGGATATGCCATCTCGACAGTAATCTCATCTGTTACTTCAATCTTCTCACACCCGTTCTCATCTGTGTCAACCTCAACTGTTAACTGATCGATCATTACATCAACTTCGTTGCCAGTCTTACATTCACCACAATTCATGATAACAGAAGATCTTTCACCTACTGCTTTTGAACGGATCTTCGTAAACAAATATTCAACATCGAATGTTGTTAACTTGAATACATCGATGTCATCCTTTATACAAGAATTTAACGTGTTACCGATTGCTCGTGTAACTTGCTTCTGGTCTTGTGACTCAAATGCCATCATTAATATCTTTTCTTCTTTCACAAGATACGGACGATATGTAATCCGTTTTTTAGTTGACGGTACCTTCTCATCAAAGAATGGTGCCGTGTTAAACTTAGGTAATGCCATTATATTCTCCTATAATATAAAAATAATTTACTAACCAAATTTTCCAAGTAATTTTGATAAACCACCTGCAATAACTCCACGTCCAAAACTTTCACCTCTACCAGTGTGTTCACCCTTTTTGGATGTCCATTCACTGAATGATAGTTGAACTGTGAGTTCCATCATACCCTCTTGTGCATTGCCTAACTGTTGATCACTCAACGTAGTAGGATAGCAGTCGAGGAGACTACACACATATGTAGACTTTTTACTAAACGAAGCACCCAAGTCAATTTCACCTTGTGCTAAGTCGAATGGCCCAATAGAAGGTAACCTGTTCCTAATGAAACTTGGTACCTTATCCATGAACCCTAATTGCTTTTTAACAATAGCAAGACGTGCTCCCCTTGCTAAATGACTGATATGTACTGGGTAAGTATAGTTATCATAATACCCAATTGTTTTGTTTTCTTGATCATGTGCTTCATACTGCCATGCTTCAAAGTATTGTCTTACCTTATGATCGTTCATAACCATGAAACTTAATGTCATGTCAGTTATAGCATAACCATTGGCAATCTTACGATTGACCGTTCCCATTGCTTGATCAATTGATGTTATCTGTCGGCCAGGCAATACTGTAGCACTACAGAGCAAAGATAGATCTCTTGCATCTATATTGATACTTGCCAGTTGCGGTAACTGTACCATGAACTGGTGTGGTTGTGCCATGCCACCAGAACTGCTTATCGTTGCTTTTAACTCTTCTACTCCGAATCCTGCACTCATTAGATTAACTGCCTACTGTCGTAATGTACTTTGTAACTATTTGCTTTACGGAACTGTGCAGTCGGTAGGAAGATAGCAATCTCCCATTCTGGTGCAGGTACTTCCGCAAACTTGCTTGTAACTTGAGAATTCAAATAATGCTTTACACATGGTTTGAAGTATCTCAAACTTGAGGATTTCTTTAACATCCTGTATGTCAGAGCAAACTTACTATCATCGTCCATATTACTACCTTGTATATCCATTAGGTTTGCAAAGAACTGCATACGTAACTTAGGTGGTAAGTAATGTAGGTTCAATCCAAGGAACCCACCCTTTGCAGGGCCGATAACAATAACAAGAGGAAAGATGTCGTAGTAGGGCAATGTATCTTTATGCTTCGGATCGTATGTGAACATATACATGCCACCAATGATCTGTTTAGATCTTGCCTTGATCGGTTCTTCCTTCATTAATGCTTCACGGTTTATAGAACGCATGTTCATTGCCTTCTTCATAAACCACGCACGTGATTCTTTGGTACGGGGAGTTATTCCCGCACGGAATGCATTACGTTCTAACCTATTAAAAATATTAGACATATAAAGTCTCTCTAAAATCCATATTGTTATTTATACGTTTTATTATCATTTCTTTCTCTTATATGGTTTCAATTTCTTCAGAGGTTTAAAAGGTTTCTTTCCCATAGGTTTTGGTAGCAATCCCATGGCACGTAACTCATTTTCTGTCCATATCTCGAAGTGCCAACCATTATCTAAAGCATATGCCTGTGCCGCCTTCCATTTACTTTGATTCTTGATATAGGTCATACCCTCATTCAATACCTTCCTACGAGACACCCCCTTACCAGTCTTTGGTGGTAATGTCTGTTGATGAGGTTTTACTTCAACCAATACAACTCTACCATTGTCATACTGTAGAGAAAAGTCCATGAAGTATCTATGTGGTTTTCTATCAGTTTCGCATATATAAGGTATAACTGTTTCTTCACTGCCCCACTTTCTTATTTGTGGAGACGTGTCTGCCCAGTTCATAACTGCGAGTTCCCAACCCGAACGATATATCACGTTCGAAGGATCCCCCAGATATTTGTCTGGATTCTTAATTTTATACTTTCCCTTGTAAGTTTTCATATAAATAGATTCATAACATTTACAAACTACTATTTATGGAACAGTTAAATGCCAAGTTTTAAGCAATTATTAAAAGATAAGGTTGATCGTGTAGGTAAGGATATCATTGATAACTTTACAGATCAAATAGACGATAAGACCAAAGAGTTTAGGAGTAAGGGTGGTCGGGTAACCGAATCTATCGATCTTGGTAGTATCAAAAATATGCGATACCCGTTGCATAATGATGACTACAAGGCAACTGTTTCCTTTACTATTATTGAGGAAAAGTATAGAGATAATACCGCACTGCTATCTGAGTTGGCAAAAGCAGAGCAGGAAAATAAAAAAGCAATTGAGAAGTCTGCTGAAGAAAGGGCAACGGAAGAAGGTGGTGATAAAAAAGATATCCTTACAAGCATAAAGGATGCGGGTAAGGAGTTTATAGGAAAATCAGTAAAAGAAGTGGTCGGTACGAAGATAAAGGTATCGGGTGAGAGTATTACTATGTACCTACCTCTTGGATTAACCTTTAACGATAACGTAGCATATAGAAACGTTCAATTGGGACAATTAGGTGCCACCATGGAAACTGGTATGGGTATGGCACAAGCAATGACCAGTGGCATCGGATCATTCTTAGAGAACTTCAATGGTAGTGCACCTGCTCAAGGTGGGGATCTGGCAAAACTTGCCGCTGTGCAATTGGGTAAAAAGATACCAACCTTTGGTGCTGAAATAGGACAGGTAGCACAGGTCACTGGTGGTGTTACTCTTAACCCGAACGAACGTGCTGTTTTTGATCAACCAAACATACGTGAGTTTGCATTTAACTTTAAGATGATTGCTAAGTCACCGAAAGAACAGGCAATGATCACTAAGATCGTTAAAACATTTAGAACAGAACTATACCCCGAAGATATTACGTTACCTGTTGGTGACCAGAGAAGTATATCATTGGGTTACAAGTTCCCAAATAAGTTTCAATTAGCATTTCAATATGACGGTAAGGAGATGGAGAATCTTGCGAAGATTAAACCATGTTTCCTTAAAGGTGTGGATACAGTATTCAATGCGACATCAATGGCAATGCATGAAGATGGTAGTTTTTTAGAAGTTGATATGACACTACGTTTCCAAGAAACTGCCGCTCTAACCAAGAAAGATATTATGGAGGGTTTCTAAATGTCGTACTTCAAAAGTTTTAAACCAACATTATATCGTTTTGGAAATGAGACAGGTTTCTCTATTGCTACAGACATAACAAACTATGTAGATATGGTAGATCAAGTTAAATTTACATCTATGATGATAGATGATTATACCATACCTGCTAACGAAAGACCAGACCAAACATCATTTAAAATTTATGGTACTACTGATTATTACTGGACATTCTTTCTTGCAAATGACCACATAAGAGAAAGGGGATGGCCCTTAACACTTCATGAGGTTGATACGGCGGCAGAATTAAGGTACCCACATAGAATGGTAACATGTCAAATGCAACACCAAGATGTTATTGATTACTATGATGCTGATAATAAACCTATTACTCGTACAAAGTTAATTGGTACTGCTCCAGATAACTTCCCTGTCGGGACAGTGGTTCATGGTAACGTATCGGGTACAGTGGGAATAATTATTAAAAGAGATTTGTCTCACGGTACGTTTATCGTTGATACGTTGAATGCCAGTGTTCAGAGTGAGGTATCAGAACAATCAGTACAACCAAATAGTAATGGTGTTCTTATTTTGGAAAGAATAGATGTGGCAGAGGCAGAGACGTTTGTTCGTCCTCTTCAGTGGGTATTGAAACGTGATGGTGAAACACTTACCAATATTGATATTGATATAGATTCCTTTGGAAGAACGGTTACGATATCTGCTATTGGTTTCTCACCAAATTCAACATATACATTGTCGTATGTTATCCAGACTGCGAATATTACGGATGGTAAGTTCAGAGTAGGGGAGGATCTTGTTTATCCTAACCCCGCAGGTGGAACCACGTCCATGATTATCTATGCAGAATCTTCACAATTAAAAGGAGTGCATCATTATGAGAATGCATCTGGAGAATGGGTAGACATAAATCCACTGAGTCAAGATCTCGGTGGTGCTATTGCTATTAGTTATCTCGAAAACCTAAGACAGGCAAATGAGAATCTACGTCAAATAAAAGTAATTGCACCAAATCAAGTAGTGGGCATAGCATCTGATTTCAATAAAGCAATGACAGAACAAACATAATGAAAAGACAATCGCAGTTTAAATATGAAAAGGCATTAATCACGAGTGAAAGATTACCGAACCTTGACATAGACATACGTCCGTTAATAGTCGAACTTGTATTATATGAATCATTAGATAAACCATTTCTCACTGGTAGAATCGGTATAGCAGACGATCAAGGTATATTTGATTCCACTAATTTCTCTGGAACCGAACGTCTACACATCCAAATGCAATCAGAGTTTGTATTGGAAGGATCTACTGATAATGTTGTAATGGATAGAGTATTCATCATGACTGGTATTGAGGCAATAGAAAAATCCTCTAACAGTGGTAATTCTTCGATGGTTATTGTATCATTGATGGATGAACACGCATTTATCTCTAAGACAAAAAATATATCTCGTTCCATCAAGAATGATCTCCAGAGAGAGATTGTAAAATTATGTCAGAACGAAGTCGGTAAAAATGTTGACCTATCTTATTCGGCAGGTACAGTACAAAGTAATTTCCGTGGAGTTATACCATACATGCATCCACTTGAGGCGGCATCGTGGTTGACCAGTAAAGCAACCACGGATGTTGGTGCACCTTTCTTTCTATATGCATCTATGCACGACAACAATCTTAGGTTGGGTAGTTTAGATACAATGTTAGAACAACCTGCATGGAATGCTTCAATACCATATACCTATTCACCATCTAATGTACAGATGCAAGAAGAGAATGGTACTCCAGATTTACAGTACTTTCAGATACAAAGTATGAAAGCAACAAAGATGCAAAATACCTTGACTCAGTTAATGTCTGGTGGTATCGGATCAAAATATACTATCACTGATATAAGTACTGGTCGTACAACAGCACAGCATTTTTCTATAGAAAAACTCTTGACACAAGCAGACGAAGCAGGTATAATAAGTAAAGAGAAGCAGAACATATATAACCCATATTATAAAACACCAGACTTCGAAGATGTTAATATCGAAGGTGCACATCTACATGATACAGATGCGTGTATATATCATAACGTAGTATCACGTGGTGTATATGGTGATAGTAAATCACTACATGATGAGGTAACAAGTGCTATGTTCTTAAAGAAGATTCAAAGTGCATCCTACCGAAACATGATATTTAAAAACATGTATGATATTACAGTCCCTGGCCCAGGCTTTATTAAGTCGGGTGGATCCGTGGGTGATAAAATACGAATCAATGTTATCAGTGATGATTTGACAGGAAATCCAGAGAATGGATTGGATCAACTTAGGAGTGGTGATTTTATTGTTTACAATACAAGACACCAGTTTGGTGGTACTGCACACAATGTGGCAATGACTGTTACAAAACTTGAGAAGGGTTTGAGGAATGAATAAGTATTACGGTGATAGTACACGATGGTTTGTGGGAGATGTTATTGATGCATCTCCACCCTATGGATATGAAGGTCGTGTGCGAATTAGGATACATGGTGTACATGATCCTGCCACTCGATTCATTCCACAGAACGATCTTCCGTGGGCACAATGTCTTATTCCTACTACCGAAGGTGGTGTGTCTGGTTTAGGATTCTCTCCATCATTACAAGCAGGTGCATTAGTATTCGGCATGTTTATGGATGGTAAAGAATCACAAGTCCCTGTTATAATAGGATCTATGCCAAGGACAGAGTTCCCAACACCAGTTCAAAAATCATTAGCATATGACAATCTATTAGAAAGAACAACTGCTACCCAAGATTTCTACAATCAATCTATATCTGGGGTTGACGAAGATGACTCTGCCTTGTATAATGACCTTAGAGATGAAGAACCTACAGGAAAGACAACACT